GGGGCGTCGGGCTGCACCCCCGACGCCCCTGCTTGAAGGAGCACGATGCCCCTGGACCTCGCCAAGTTCCGCGCCTGGGCTCGCATCCCTCACACCGAGGACGATCCCGCCATCGGCATCGCCTGGGCGGCTGCCGTGCGCGAGCTCGAGGAGCGAACCGGCTGGGTCGTGGACCCGACCACTCGGACGCAGTACGTCGGCGTGGAGCCAACGAACACGGAGAAGCTTGTACTTCTCTCCCGGCAGCCGGTCACCCAGGTGGTGTCGTTCAACGAAAGCGGATTCTCGTATGAGCATCCGCTGGTCACAATCAACGGGCTCCAGTACGCCAAGCTCGACCGCGAAATCGTCGGCGGCGTCGAGCAGGACGCGACCAGGACGTACCCGCTGCTCCTGACCGTGAGCTGCGGCTCGAACACGCTGAACCCGCTGCTTGAAATGGCGCTGTTACAGCGTGTCACGCAACACGTTCAGAGCCGCGGGGATGACACGGTGGTCCTGTCGAGCGACTACTGGGATCGCATCTCGGGCATGATGGGGAAGGGGATCGGCTGATGGCGCATGTCCCGCATGGCATGATGCGGCTCGTCGCGACGTTGCAGAACCCCGCAACGACGGTGGACGATCTCGGGCAGGCCGTCGAGACATGGTCCGACGTCGCCGTGATCCCCATGCACATCGAGCAGCTCGACACCGCCGAAAGCGTGGACGATGGCGGCCCGGCCGTCCAGAGCAGCTACCGCATCCTGTGCCCTTGGCACCCGTCGATCTCGACGCGCAGCCGGTTGGTCTGGTCCGACTGGGGCACGACGCGCTACCTCAACATCCGCGGCGCGACCGACAAGGACCAGCGCCGCCGGAACATGGAAATCATCGCCGTCGAGGTGGTGCTGTGAGCGCGACCGCCGTCAAGATCAAGCTCGAAGACGCCGAGCTGCGGCGCACCCTTGAGCGGCTGCCCATGAACGTCAACGAGGCGCTTCGGAAGCGCGTGTTCCGCAAGGTGCTCAAGCCGTACGTCGGCGACCTCGGGCGGAAATGGCTCATGGCCCGCTTCCGCGGCCCGTCGATGAAGCACCGACTCGCCATTTCGGCCGCGACTGAAATGACATCGCCGCGCCGAATGCACGGGCAGGCAGGCGTCATCGCTGCACAGATCGGCGTCCGGTACGGCCGCAAGGCGAAGAACTCCAGCGTCGCCAAGGGCCGCCAGCGGGTGTTTCACCTGTTGGAATCAGGGTTTAAGCACAAGGCGAGCGGCGGGCGCGTCGCCGGGCGATTCATCTCCTATCGCTGGGCGCTGTTCAACGTGCAGAAGATCATGCGCGAATTGAGCGCCGAGGCGCTGCTTGAGGCCAAGAAGCTGCTCTCGAAAGGCGGCAAGCCATGAGCGTGCTCGCACTTGAAAAGGTCGCCAAGGCGCTCCAGCAGCACATGGACAACGCCGTGACGGCCGACGTCGCCGTCGGGATGCGTCGGCCGGGCTCGCAGACGCCTGCGGTCGTGTGGGAGCTCACCGGAGCCGAGTGCCAGGTGACGCAGCCAGGTCAACCGGCTGCGTCGTGGATCGTGACCTGTGAGGTCAACATTTATGGCGACACGGCGCTCGGCGTCATCCAGGTGGCTGATGAAATCGTGGACTACTGGGACAACCCGAACACCCTGGGCGCGACGTACGCGCAGCTTGTACTCACGGCGATCTCGACCTCGATGCGTACTGAATCACAGGCAGACGGCTCCGAAGGCGACGAGCGCGTCTGCACCATGACCTTCACCTTCCAAGGAATCTGACCATGGCACTCATCACCGGCTTCGGCGGGACCATTGCTTTCAGCGGCGTCACGGGGACCGTTCAGGTGCGTTCGTTCACCCTCAACGTCGAGCGTGCGTCGTTTGACGCCACCTTGCTTGCCGACTACCGCGAGAAGCGGCTGCCCGGCCGCATCCGCCGCTCGGGCACCCTGACGCTGTTGCGGCAGGACGGCACGACCGATGACGTCCTGCGCGGCCACTTGTTCCCAGACACCCTCGCCGCTGCGACGACCAGCACGGGCGCGACGCTGACGCTCAAGTACACCGATCAGGGCACGAAGGAGATCAACGAGTGGGGCACAGGCACAAACGCCATGAGCATCCACATCACCTCGGCGTCGATCAACGACAACGGCACCGACCTCGCCTTGTGGGAACTCTCTTGGGAGGAGCAGTAAGTGCCGATCCCGATTGAGCAGCTCACGGCGAGGCGGCGCACGGTCACCATCGAGGAGATCGGCCCGCTGGTGTTCCGCGAGCCGACCCTCGCCGAAGCGCAGACGTCGGCCACGAACCCCTACTGGTGGGTCACGACCATTGAGTGCACCGACGGCACCCCGTTCCTGACCAACCCCAAGGAAGCGGGAACCATCCGCGCCGACCTTGCCGCGGCGCTCCTCGCCGAGGTCAACCGGCCACGCCCTACGGTCGCGCCGAGCGCAGGCTCTGGCGCATCGCAAGTCCCGAGCAACGCATGACCATGCCAGTCGGCCTGTCATCCCAGGAGCTGACCACCGAGGAGCGCATCGAGAATGCGCTGGTGGTCATCGCCTGCGCTTTGACCGGCAAGAGGCCCAACTCCCTCTTCCCGTGGCTAAAGGGCTCCCATGGCTGACAAGAGCATGAAGTCGACCATTCAGGTCGCCATGGACACCTCGGGCGTGGTGAAGGGCGTCGCCGCGACCAACAAGGAGCTCGACAAGCTCAACCGGACGGCCCGTCGCACGGCGACCGCGACGAGCATGACGGCGGCGCTCGGCGTCGCCCAGGCTGGCTTCGGGGCGCTCCAGGGCATCATCTCGGCAATCAACAACCGGGTCGATGAGCTGAACCAGCTGGCGTTCAAGTTCAGCCCAGAGGCCGCAGCTGCGCGTGGGCAGCTCACGGCGGCGCAGATGCAAGCCGACGTCGCCGTCGGGCAGGCGCTCGGCGCGGGCGCGGCCGCCTCGGCCCGCGAACAGCAGTTCCGCGTCGAGGAGCGGGCCGCCCGCGTCATCGAGCAGGCACCCGACATGAACGCGGCGGCGGCGTTCTGGACAAGCATCTGGGAGAGCACCAAGGCGGTCGCCGGTGCGACGCTCGACCAGTTCCTGATCAACACCACGGGCGTCCTGAGCGGGCAAGGCGCGGACCGGACGATCACGGGTGCGGCGTTCGAGGCGGCTGGTGGCTACGGGTTCTACGCGGGCGAGGGTTTCAGCATGGGCGGCTCAACCCGCGGCATGATGCAGCCAGACCAAGCCGGGACGATGGATCGCATGGCCCGCTCGCTTGACAACATCGACCGAAAGCTCGGAGGCTCCTGATGGGAACGTGGGCGAACATTGAGGTCGCTAGCAGCCGGTCGCACACGGTGTCCGACCGTTGGGGTGAACAGCGGCTGACGTTGCAATACATCCTGCGGTGGGTGCCGACGAACGATGCCGACCCGTTCCCAGGCGAAGGGCACGTTCTCACGAACCTCCCGGTTCGCCCGCAGCAGCGGCTCCCGTCGTTCTTCTGGTCCGGCACGGGTAACGACTTCAGCAAGGGATACATCTGCCGCTCGGTGAACGTCACGCCAGCGCGGGAAGCTGCGTACGTCTGGAACGTGACGGCCGAGTTCACCTCGGTCGAGTTTGAATACAACGACAGCCCATGGGGCGGCGGATACGTCAAGCAGACGCGCACCAGCGGCATCCGTCAGGTCGCCGCTTGGCGCGACGCGACGCTCCCGGCCAACGGCACCGCAGCATGGCCCGCGACCGCCGACATCGCCGGGACCAAGATCGACCTAAACGGCAACCCGAGGAGCCGCAAGGTCAAGCAGCAGACGATCCAGATTGAGACGCTTGTCGACCGGACGCCGCTATCGCCCGGCACCGGCTCGGTCGCCGCGGACCCTGCGTGGTCCACCTGGTTGAGTACTTACGTCAACAAGCGCAACAACGCCGCATTCCTCGGATGGCCGATCGGAACGGTGCTATGCCAGGGCATTGCCGCGACCCTCGACAACGAGGTGTGGCGCATCACGATCACCTACATCTACGACGAGTGGTTCCACCTCGAACAGCTTGCCATGCCGCACCCGACAGGCGAGCCCAAGCTCCTCCCAGGCGTGACCATCGCCGGAACGCAGTACATGCAGGCCGCGACCGTCGTCTGGTACCAGCCGTACAGCAGCACGGCCGACCTGAAGGCGCTGTTCACGCAGCCGATCTATGACCAGTTCGAGAAGGCAGGGCCGACGTACCCATGACGTACATGCGCCCCAAGTTCGAGCGCGGATTGTTCGGCTCGGCGAACAAGTTCGTGTGCAACCGGTGGACCGACTCCTCGGAGCTGGTCGCCGAAAGCACCGAGGGCATCCGCTGGGCGCAGTCGCAGCTCGTCCAGGGGAACATCGTCGCGCAGGGCTTGTGCAGCATCACGGCCGCCGCGGCGTTTGCCACCAACCGGTGGACCTACACCGTATCCCTGTGGGTACCCGCGTCGATTGCTGGCGCTGGCATCTCCACCGTGACCGACCCGCGCTTCAACTACACGACGTGCCGGAACCTGCGCGAGGAGTTCAACACGGCGACCACGGTGGACGGCATGGACATCACGAACCCGGCGAGCACAATCGGCCCGGTCGGCAGCGTGTGGACCGGGTCGGCTTGGACTACTTCGAGCTTGACGGCGGTCGCCATGGTGTTCGTCGTGTACGACCTCGGCGGAAATGCCTACGCCTTCTTCGATCGCCCCAACCCCGTGAGGTGCACGGATGTCTAATCTCCAGCTCGCGGCGCTGCTGCCGACCCAATTCATCGTCCGCGGCGAGAACCACACAGTCTCGTACCACGTTCACGTCGTGGGCGGCAACAACTTCAACTGGTCGGGATACACGCCTGTCGCCAAGCTTGTGGTCGGCAGCGTCAGCGTCACGGGGACCAGCGCCGTCGTGAGCCAGGGCGGCGGCACCGCGACGGCGACGTTTACGGCGGCCCAGACGGCGACGCTTCCGGCCAACTCCTGGGGCACCCTGATCCTGTACGCGGACCCTTCGGCCAACGCCGAGAATCTGCACATTGCGAACGTGTACGTCCGCACCTCTTTCGAGGCCATTCCATGATTGGTTCAATGATGCGCCGCGCCATGCTCGGCGACGGCTCAACGCTCAACCTTGACTTTACCACGATGACCGCGACGGCCGACCTCACGGCTCGCGGGCTGACGTTCACGCGAGGCAGCACCGGCACGCGGATCAACGCCAGCGGCTTCGTGGAGACGATGAGCAACAACGTCGCCCGCTTCGACCACGACCCGACCACGCTGGCACCGAGGGGGCTGCTGGTGGAGGGGCAGGCGACCAATCTCCTGAACTGGAGCGCGTCTTTCGCGACGAGTGGCGGCACAAACAACAACTGGGCGGATACGAACATCACGCGCTCGACTCTCGGGTTTGATCCGACTGGTGTCACGACAGCAATTACGTTTTCGGCATCCGCAGGAAATGCGACCGTCATCAGCAGCGCGGCCATCGGGACATCGGCGGCGCGAACATTTAGCGTGTGGCTGCGACGGGTATCAGGCACCGGAAACATTCAGTACACGCAGAACAACGGCACGAACTGGACCACACAAGCCATCACGGCGACATGGACTCGCTACACGTTCACGCATACGGTCGATCATCGCGTCGGCATTCGCATCGTGACGAGCGGCGACGCCATCGAAATGTGGGGCGCAATGCTGGAAACCGGCTCCGGGGCAAGTTCTTATATTTCCACGGGCGCGAGTCAGGCGACGAGGAATGCGGACAACTGCTACGCAGATTCAATTTCTTCGTGGTACACGCAGGGAAGCGGGACGATGTTGTTCTTCGGAAGGCCAACAGTTCCTTCTACCAGAACCATGCTTACCTTCAGTGTTGGCACAAATGTTCCGCGAATTCAAATGTACGGAAGCACATCTACGGATGTGGTCTGCTTTTTGGAGAATCCATCAGGTACTGGAGCAAACATCGTCTTTCCGTCTGGAACATTGGTGAACGGAACAGCGTTCAAATCAGCATGGGCTTTTGAAACTGGAAATCACGCCGCTTGCATCAATGCAGGAACGGTTGCCACCGCTAGTACGTCATCACCAGCGGTTCCTTCATCTGGAATCACCCGACTCAGCATCGGAATGCGATATGACGGATTCAACCAATTCAACGGTCACGTGATTTCTGCGAAGTATTGGCCTACCCGTTTGGCAAACGCAACCCTTCAAGCAATTACGACCCTCTGACATGGACTACCTACTCCGCTCAACCACCGAGTCCGACCTCGACGATGCCATCATCGCCGCAGGGCTTGCCGAGGAACGCACCGACGAGGACGGCGAGGTCATGGTGCTGCCCGTCGCGGGCTGCTATGTGGACCGCATCGGGCCGATCAAGGATGACACCCGGTTCCACGCCAACATCCGCGTCACGTTCGAGCTCACGCCCGAGCAGATCGAGGCGCTGCCGACGTTCACGCCCGAGCCTGGCATCCCATACCGGGTATTCGCGTGAAGGCCGCCGCGGTCATCCTCCCGCTCACCGGCTGCGCGTCGGCTACGGCGATCATCGCCCAGGAGACGAACACCGTGCGCGGCCGCGCCGGCAGCGCCAAGCGGCACCTCGACGCCGCCCAGGCAGACCTCGAGGCCATCGAGGTCGCTGCGGCCGAGGTGCACCAGCAGGTGGCCTACGTCTCGG